TCATAGAAAATCGACAGAGGTTATGGCGTTGTCTTCATTCACGTGAATCTCCTGAATGATGGAGCGCCAGAAAGCTCTGCGGTTTTCTTGTGATAATTGATCATACATGGTCCGGAAATCTGTATCCAATAGTTCTTCAAGGTAACTGTAATTCGTCACTGGTTCTGGAAGAGAGTTCTGCAGATCATTTAATTCGCTTTCGACACGACTGTACTCTTCGTTGTAATAATCCCATTCAATTCGTCCCTTCTGGAATAGAAAATTAAGACGGTCCAATTCTTTTCTTAACTTATCGGGGGACTGCTTTTTCTTTTGCTTCTCTTTCTCTTTTTCGATTTTCTCGCACTTTACTTTATAATTCTTGTATTCATTCTCTAAGTTATCAAGCAAATAATTTTCAACAAGGTTCTGGCTCAATCTGTGTCTGTAAGAACATATGTGATCGATCATAGCTCTGTTGCATCGGTAATAGCAGTAAGTTCTTTTAGCACCAGTTTTCCTGTTGATGATGGACGAACACCCGGTACCGCATAGCTTTTGACCGCACATGGGACATCGAATCATTCCTGCAAACAGATAGATGCGGCCGGAAGGCGTAGCTTTAACATTTCGTTTTTGTATCTTCTGTAATTTGTTCCACTCATCTTCAGTAAGATATGCAGGGCAGTAAGGAAATCCTCGATAGGTGCCTTTGTAGAATTCGCTGGAAAGAAGCGTCCTCATGATTCCGAAACTGAAATCAGGATCATAGGTTTCTTGTATATATCTGAGCGTAGCGCACTTATTTTGATGCTTGAAAAAATATTTATAAAATGCATCCACGACATGTTCTCGATCAGGATCCTTTATCATTCGCTTTTGTCCATCAACGATACCTGACTTATAGCCGTATCCCATATTTACGTCGCCGAAAATTAATTTTCCGCTTCTGATAGATGCCTCATTCACAAATTTGATACGTTCACTGGTCGTATCGACTTCGTTCTGACCAATGGACAGAACTACATTAAGCTGCAGTCTTCCGCCTCTGGTTTCCATATTAATGCCTGGTTCACTGGTACTGATCCAGCGGACGTTGTGACTGTCAAGAATATCCTGCACCTTATAGAAATCAGATAGATTACGAAACCATCTATCGATACGCCAGAAGATTATAACATCGATCTTCCCTGCTTCTACATCTTGCAGTAGAGAATGTATAGCCTTACGCTTTTTTAGCTCTTTACGGGCAGTTTTTCCCTCATCAGCATATACACCAACGATAGCCATATTGTGTTCTCGGGCATAATTGGTAAGATATTCTTTTTGTGCTTCAAGCGATTTGCCATGCATCATTTGCTCGGTAGTGGATACACGGATATAGATTGCACAGCGTTCAACTTTAGTCGTCATATCATATCACCTTTCCTTTTTTATGTTACGCAAAAATGGGTACAAAAATAACACCTATACAGGTGCTGGAAATTTGTGGTACAATATCATTGCCGATGATTATTGTACGTGCTTCAGCACTGTATAGTACTTATCAAAGAGTCCTGGTGTTGGTAGCACCGGGGCTTTTGTTTTAATGTTACAATTCTTTTAAATCAATATCTTCAATAGAGTTGTTATTAAATATTTTTTTATCAGCTTTTCAAATTGATTTTTGGTTAAATAATGTTCTGGTAATGCGTATTCCAAAAAACAATTGTCAATCATTTTAGAAGAGTAAAACTCTTGGTATTTACAAATTAAATCTAAGATTCCTGGAGCAAGTATAATTCGTTCCAATGAGTCTCTGTATTTGTTTGAATATCCGCTGGTATCAAAATAAAGAACACATATTAATTTGTACAAAGCATTTTCAAATGCGTTTTTTTGTTCATAGAATATTGATAATTCATATAATGCATTTCTTGCAATCCCGTAATCCTCAGCAAGACGACTTTCTGTATAACGATTATGTAGAATTCCTAAAATAATTTCATCGGTAGTTAAGCCAGGATGAACATCTTCATATTCAGCGTATTCACACGGCTTAATACTGTAGTTTCTCAAAGTCATTACATAACTATATTTAGAAAGGTAGGATTCGCCTAATTCACTTCGTGTGTAGAATTCGCCTAAATTCAGCTTTGTAGGATTAATATTTTTTAAAATCGCTTCTATAAGAGCCGGTCTTCGACCTTTTGAAGGAAGATTATTTTGTACAAGTATTTCCTTCAAATCGGCAACTCGGAAGGTTTCAAGAATAGCTTCAGTAGAAGCTTTAGTATAATAACCTTCTGAAATAAGTTTTTTATGATAGGCGATAGGATCAGTGATACCAAAAGTATAATTAAGATAACGTGGATAACTATCAAATGTATCAAGTACCTTACTTGTTCCACAGCAATATAGCATTGCAGCTGTCGCATATTTTTCAATAAAAGGAGCATTGTTACCCCAAGGATTGAAAGGCTTTCCGTATATTTCCATTAAATCACCTTCTTTCTTGAATGAATTTATGTAAAACTCCATACAATACATGCATGAAAATCTTACTCGGAGATATTATGTATAATCAAGGTTTAACAATCCGTCAGGTTGCCATGCTTACTGGATTGCCATCATCAACAATACAAAAAGTAATGAAAGAAAACAGCAATCCGACCGTTAAGACATTAGAAAAGATATCTATTGGTCTTAATATTCCGTTTGAAGAACTTTATACTCTTGACGATTAAAAAAGTGTACACTATAGTGTACAAATACCCTGAACTACTTTAATAAAGTAAATCATAAGAGTATAATATAAATATACACATCGAGAACAAATGTTCGAAAATACATTGATTTCATCATTTACATGGTGTATATTTTATATAAAGGAATTTCGAACAACTGTTCTGCTACACGAGGGCGGAGGTGCGTACATATGAAGAAGGTATCTAAAGACTTTGTTATTGAGTGGGTGCAGAGGATACCGGACGAAGATGAAAAATTCTTACGTCAGCTCTACACCATCATAAAAAAGCATTTAGAGAGAACGGGAAAGCATTAGCTTTCCTTTTCTTTTTGCAAATTCTCCACGAGTTTCGCACTAAATTCCCGGATCACTTCTTGAGATTTCGGAGATAATTCATTGAATGTCCTCATGATCTCCTGGATTATATTATAAAAAGGATCATTGTCAGCATCCAACAGGCTGGATACAAACGCAGCCTTTTCATCTTCTTCGGGAAGTTCTTCAAACATTTCTCCATTGCCATTTCGCAACCAATCCTCATTTACATGAAAAGTTTTACATATAAGGGAAATAACCGCATCGATAGGTTCATTACGTCCAATTTCGTAATTGGCAACAGCTCCACGCTTGATATTTAATTTATCAGCGAAGTCTTGCTGGGTAAAACCAAGTTGTTTTCTCAATGCTTTGATGCGTTCGTTCATTATCGCACCTCCTTCCGTTTCTGGATTCATCATATCACAGTGTAATTTATAATTCAATAGAAAAATGTAACATTGTTGCAAAATAAGGATTGACATACGCAACAAAAAGACATATAATTGCAACATAAACACAAACGAGCAGAGACGAAAGGAGTGATGGAGATGAAGAAAGTAGAAAAGCGCAACAAACTAAGTGCTGGTTTTAAAGAATTTTGGGGAGTCACAGAGAACGAAGAAGAGTTCTTTAATTATTTATATAAAAAAGAACGAAGATACAGAATTACGATTGCAGTCCTAATTTTCGTAATACTAGCACTGTTATTACTGAAGTAATGACAGAAACAACAATAGGCGTAACGACAGAATTCAGGATAGAAAAAAACAGTTTTTCACGCCGGAATATTAAATAACGTCGATATTTTTCAGTCAACGAATATGTACCATCTGGAACTGGACAGCCTATTGCGTCAGTGGTGTTCAAAAGGTAGTTTGATTTTATGAAACATACCGATAATAAATAATCTAAATCGGAGCCTAGAAAGCTTTCAGAAACAGATTTTTTAATGCGTAGACAAAATAGCTTGAAACGCTCTGAGAGAGTTAAGTGAATTTCGTTGAAATCATACATGATTAAGGCCTCCTTTTTAAAGAGAGTATATCAAAGTGTAAAACAAATGTAAACAGATGAGAGTAAATAGCCGAAACGGTCAGTAATGACCGTCATGCCGGGAATGACCGCCCGGTGTCTGATGATGGCAGGTCAGGAAGGAAGTGAAAAATATGAGTGAAGAACAGAAGAAGTTAATCACTGAGGTGGTTGGAAACATGAAGCATATGGACAAAGAGAGTTTGCTGCTAATGAAAAGCAATGCAGAGGTTCTCAAAGCCAGAGACTTGATGGATAAACCGGAGGTAACTGCGGGGACAGAGAAAGAAGGTAATTAAATTGAACGAAGTATTAAAAATTAATTATGAAACAGAACAGCCAACGGTATCGGCAAGAGATTTGCATGAAGCTCTTGGAGTGGCATCAAGATTCAGCCGATGGTTCGATTCCAACAAAGAGTTGTTTGTAGAGGGTGAAGATTATAACAAGTGTACATCGAGTACGGTTGTAAATAACGGTGCAAGAAGAGAACTTGAAGACTATTCAATGTCTGTACTAATGGCGAAACACATTTGTTTAATGAGCCGAACCGAAAAAGGAAAAAGATGTAGAGATTATCTTATTGACCTTGAGAAAGCCTGGAACACACCGGAGCAGATCATGGCAAGAGCATTAAAGATGGCGAACCATTCGATCGAGTCCTTGAAAGGCAGATGTAAATTCCTTGGTGAGCAGGTAGTTGAGCAACAGCAGATTATCACGGAATTACAGCCAAAAGCAAATTATGTGGATATGATTCTGCAGTCAAAGTCGTTGGTAACTATTACACAGATCGCCAAAGACTATGGAATGAGCGGGAGAAAACTGAACAAGATTCTTAAGGAATTGAAGATTCAGTATAAGGTCGGCGGGCAGTGGGTGCTGTACTCAAAATATCAGAATGGTGGATATGTGCATAGCCGGACCATTGATATTACAAGAACTGATGGCAGAGCAGATGTCACGATGCAGACAGAATGGACACAGAAAGGCAGACTTTTCTTATATGAGGAACTGAAAAAGCACGGATATGTTCCGGTGATTGAACAGGCTGCGTAACAAATTTCTTTACTGATGTGACAGGAACGTGATGTCACGTGACAGTCACGCAACAGAATAAGATAAAGAATAAGAATAAGATAAAGAATAGAAGTAATATATAGTGCCTTTTATTCCATCTGTTTTTATCAAAAATAGGAGAAATGAATCATGAAATTAATCGATTTTATTAATTCCTTGGAGAACCAAACAATAATCAATGCACAAATCAAAACGCATGGACTTACGTTTTGCGCTGCATACAGTGTTGAGAATTTTAAAATCTTTGCGGATGAAGAACTCTTAAATATGCATGTGAGATTTTCATTTAAGGGTGAAGACGGGGAAATGTTTTTATCTTTGGAAGGAAAAGAAATGGCAGAATTAAGAGAACTCACCGCAACAAGTACAAACAGCGATGCATAAACATAACCAAGGAGATAGAAAGCAGGTGGCGAGTATGAAACCGGATATGGAAAAAATCATTGAGGTGTTGATATCTCTTCTGGAAGAACAGGAAAAGGTGGAAATCACCTACACTATTGAGAAAACCGCTTAGGCGGTAGAAAGGAGTGGACAAGCAGTATGAACTTAAAACCAGAAACACCACTGATTAAAAAGCTTGAGATCAAGCGTCTGGAAGATGAATGCGAAAATTTAAGACTGTGGCGTTGGAGATTAACTATTGCGATAGAGCTGATACTGATCACGGTATTAGGAGCGTGTGTGGTCAACTTTTATGCAATCAGGTGAAGGAGGTGAGGACATTGCAAGAAATTAAAAAGAGCGCTCACGATAGCCCGGCAAGGCAAGGAGCACTCTGGAAATTAGTCAACTATATTATATGAGAAGAAAGGAAATTAGTCAAATGATTAAAGCAACATCACAGTCCGTTTGCAGCGGAATAACGGGATGCCAGGTAGAACTACTTGGATCAGGAGCAGAACTGATAAAGGAATATAGAGGCGTTACGGCGGCAATGTATAGATCACTTCGTGGACATATGCCAGAAGAACTGGCAAAAGAAGTTCTGGTAAGTATTACAAAGGAAGCCATTAAACAGGCGGAGGAGAAAAGATGAAGACGCTGAAAATTACAACGGATAAGAAGATCTCTATCGTCGATGTAGATTTTAAGGATTTCAGATCTATCCAGCAGGCAGTCGGCGGATATTTCGAGACTGTGAAGACAAGAAAGATGTGGGATTACTTCAAAGCTCCGGTGATTATGCTGGTTGATGAGGAAGGGTTAATCAAAGGACTTTCTTGCAATGCAGTGGCTTCTGTATTTTATGGAATCGAAGAGCATGGTTGTATGATTGCCGGCGATGTGATCTTCGGGTTAGTTCTGGGAGAAGATATTATCGGATTTGGCAATCGGGATTCAGAGCAGTGGATGGAGAAGATGTTAAAAGACTTCCCTGTATTGCAGAAGGAGAACAGTCATGAGTGATGGAAAGATACATATTCCGGCCAGAAGGAAACAGCCGGTAGATGATCAGATGGTGGTTAAAGTAACACCGGAAGCATATAACGCACTGGTAGAGATTTATAATGAATCAACTTTATCACTTAAGCAGATTGCAAGTCTTTTGATCGTAAAGGCTGCAGAGCAAGTGGTGTATGACAAAGAATAGTCGGAGGTAGAGATATGGCAACATTATATGAATTAACAGAGGAATATAGACAGCTTTTGGAGATGATGGAGGATGACTCCGTTGATCCAGAGGTGCTGCAGGACACATTAGAAGGTGTGGATGGAGAAATCGAAGCAAAGGCGGATAACTGTGCAAAGCTGATCCGTGAACTGAATGGTGTGACAAGTGTGATCAACGAAGAAATTGAGCGTTTAAAAGCGAGAAAAGACGTGATCTCCAACAATGCTGATAGAGTAAAAAAATATCTTGAGAAGGCAATGATCGATACCGGAAAGAAAAAATTTAAGACAGCTTTATTCGGATTTAATATTCAGAAGAATCCGGCATCAGTTGTAGTTGATCAGGAAGATAAGATTCCAGAAGAGTACTGGATTAAGCAGGATCCGAAGCTGGACAAGGCTTCACTCAAGAAGTGGCTTAAAGATAACCCGGCAGATTTTGCGCATTTGGAGCAGAGCGAAGGATTAAGAATTCGATAGGAGATATGGATATGTGGGAAGTAAGAGTAACGCAGAAATATACATCAGATCACGGAATTGATTTAGAAGAAACAGCAGCTTTCAGGGTACCTGAACTGACGGAAGCTGGTGAAATCATTAATACATTTAAAAAATACGGTATTGGGAAGATGAGTTATTCCATTACTCAGAAGCAGGAGGAAGAGGAAGATGAGTAAAGTTATTTGTATTATGGGAGAATCAGGATCCGGAAAAACAACATCTATGAGAAATTTAGATCCAAAGACAACATATTATATTGATGCTGACAAGAAAGGACTTTCTTGGAAGGGATGGAGAAAACAGTATAACAAAGAAAATAAAAATTATCTGGCATGCGATGATGCAAATATTGTCCGCCAGTATATTAAACGAATTGCAGAGGCTTGTCCTGGAGTAAAAGTGATTGTAGTTGATACGGTCAATGGATTGATGGTAGCTGATGAGATGCGCCGGAGTAAGGAAAAAGGTTATGACAAATGGGTAGATCTTGCAGCGTGTGTCTGGGATTTGGTCTGCGAAGCATATACATATAGGGATGATCTGACAATTATTTTCACGGCACATACACAGACAGATCACGATGAAGCCGGTTATATGTTTACCAGAATCAAAACCTCTGGGAAGAAGCTGGACAAGATCTGTCTGGAAAGTAAGTTCACTACAGTACTGCTTAGCAAGTGCGTAGATGGAGCATATAAATTTGAAACTCAGGCAAACAATAGTACGGCAAAATCTCCAATGGGAGCATTTGACCAGATGGAGATTGATAACGATATTGTAGAAGTAATGAAAGCATTGGAGGACTATTAAAATGAGAAAACCGAATAATTATGAAAATACACAGGCTCAGGGAGAATTTACTCCCGTTGAGCTTGGAGGGCATACACTGGTAATTAAACAGGTTGAGGAACGAATGTCAAAGACCAATAAACCAATGATTGTTGTGTTCTTTGATTTCGCTCCAGGAGATAAGCAGGCGGGATATTTTGCAGAATCGTTCAAGAATGATATCCGCCCAGACAAGAAATGGTCGAACCAGGCAACGCAATACATTCTGACAGAAGATGAGAATGGAGATTGTAGCCGTTCATTTAAGACATTTTTGACCTGCGTGGAACATTCCAACAAGGGATTCACAACGCAGTGGGGAGATAATTTCGGTCAGCAGTTCAAGGGAAAACTGGTTGGCGGCGTGTATGGTCCTCAGATGGATTACTATGATGGCAGAGAGATGGAGAAGAGGGTGCTTCGTTGGTTTGTAAGTGTGGACAAGGTCGCCGATGCTGCAGTGCCGGATATGAACGAGACAAGAGCATACAAGAATCACATCAATGGGTATCCGCAGGGATCTACACCTGCAGGGGATGGATTTATGAATATTCCGGATGGCATTGATGAGGAGCTGCCATTTAACTAGGAGTGATGTAAGTGGATATACAAATTGATACAAGAGAAAAGCAGCGAGCTATTCGTAAAATCATTAAGACATTTGATGATAACGACGTAAAGCATTTCTCGAGTAAGTTATTAGTCGGCGATTATATGAGTCTGGATAACCCCAGGCTCATCATCGATCGGAAGCAGAATCTGCAGGAATTATGCGGAAATGTCTGCCAGCAGCATGAACGATTCAAGAGAGAGCTTCTGAAGGCAATCAATGCAGGGATACAGCTTGTGATTTTGGTGGAGCATGGCCCAGATATCAAGAGTCTGGAAGATGTGTGGTTCTGGGAGAATCCCAGGAAGCATGAAGTCCGGTGGCGCATGGTGAATGGTAAGCGAGAGAAGTATGTGGTATCAGCTAAGGCGGTTGATGGGAATCAGCTGTACAAATCCTTGTGTACCATTCGTGATCGATACAATGTCCGATTTGAATTCTGTGAGAAAAAAGATACCGGCAAAGAAATAATGCGGATCCTCTCAGGGGGGCGGTGACCCCAGATGACCAGTGAGGAGATTAAACAAACATACAGTATGCGGGACATTTTAAATAAATGTGGACTTCCACAGCCGAACCGGTCAGGCTTTATTCAGTGTCCGTTTCACAAAGGCGATCGGGAAGCTTCCATGAAAATTTACGACAAAGATTTCAACTGCTTTGGATGCGGAGCAAATGGAGATATCTTTACTTTTGTCGAAATGTTTTATGGTATTTCATTCAAGGAAGCGTTCCGGATGCTGGGCGGTGGATACGAGCCATCTTTTAAGTCATCCCTGGCTGTGTATCATGCAAAAAAAGAGAAGCTGATGCGAGAAAAGCAGGAAGAAAGATTCCGACAAAAACGGAAGTTAAATAATGATCTGATAGCAATATACCGGAAGTTTCTTGACCGATCAGAGCCGTTATCAGACGCGTGGTGCGATTGTTACAATGCACTGCAGCTTGAATTATATCATGCGGAAATATTAGAAGAGAGAAGGTGATCACATGGAGCCTTTAGCAAGGCTGGATAGTAATAGCATATTGGCGGAGGATATCTTTTTAGAGATATTCGATCAGGAAGACGAGATAATGAAGGCTCGAATGATCCTTTCGCTTACAGATCGTGCTGCAGAGCTTGGAGTAAAGAAGAAGTTCGAAGAGTTGTTAAAAGCTTATAAAAAGGTGGACCGGGAGGCAAAGCAGCGGGAGCGCAAGAAGCCGATAGCTATGTTGGATAAGTGGACGAACTTTGAAGGACCATACAATAACATGTTCTGCGGAGCATGGATTGCTGGAGAAGATGGGGTATATGCCCAAAATGACAGTCAGGTAGATGCAGTTGCCTGTTATCATCCAATATTACCAGTGGAGCGTATGAAGAACTTAGAGACTGGCGAAGAGCAGATTAAAATCGCATATAAGCGAAATGGACGGTGGGATGAGATTATTGTCCCTAAAACAATGGTGACATCTGCCAGCAAGATTGTAGCTCTTTCTGGAAGAGGAATTTCTGTTACATCGGAAAACGCAAAGTTATTGGTGCGTTTCCTGTCGGACGTGGAAAATATGAACGACAGTCATATCAAGGTTCAGTATTCCACCAGTAAGCTTGGTTGGATCCAGAATGATTTTATTCCTTATGACACAGAGATTGTGTTTGATGGAGATCAGCGGTTCCGTCAGACCTATGACAGTGTATCAGAGCATGGAAACTGGGAAATCTGGCAGAGCCATATGCAGAAGCTCCGGAAGTCCGGGCGGTTAGAAATAAAATTCATGATGGCTGCATCTTTTGCAAGCGTCTTAGTCAGTCTCCTGGGCGGACTGCCGTTTATTGTAGATCTCTGGGGCGAAACCGAAGGCGGTAAAACAGTATCACTTATGGTTGCTGCATCAATCTGGGCGAATCCGGATGAATCAGCATATATCGGAGATTTTAAAACAACGGAAGTAGCACTGGAGGCAAAGGCAGACATGTTGAATCATCTGCCAATGATCTTGGATGATACCAGTAAAACCAGTAGTCGAATCCGAGATAATTTCGAGGGCATGGTATACGACATGTGTTCCGGAAAAGGAAAGAGCCGATCAAACAAGGAGCTTGGCATCAACCGGGAGAATCGGTGGCGGAACTGCATTCTGACCAATGGAGAACGTCCGTTGAATTCATATGTGTCTCAGGGTGGTGCGATTAACCGTATTCTGGAAGTTGAATGCAAGGATAATGTTTATGAAGATCCGCAAGAGACTGCAGAGCTTGTAAAGAAGAATTATGGCATGGCAGGAAAACGATACATAGAAGCATTGAAAAGTATTGGCAAGGAAGAACTGCAGCGGATGCAGAAGGAGTTCCAGAAAGAGCTTAAGGATGATGAGGCAATGCAAAAGCAGAGCTTGTCGTTGGCGATCCTTCTTACTGCAGATAAAGTTGCAACAGATTATTTGTTCCGGGACGGAGAATATATCACAATCAAGCAGGCAAAAACCGTTCTGATCAACAGGAATGATCTCAGCGATAATGAACGTTGCTACCGATATTTGAAAGATAAGATTGCAATGAATGAACAGAAATTTGATGCGGAAAACAAAGTTGAGCAGTGGGGAATTCTGGAAGAAGGAAGAGCTATTATTTACAATCAGGCATTCAAGGATCTATGTAAAAATGGTGGATTTTCTGACAAAGCATTCCTATCATGGGCGGACCGGAAAGGTCTGATTGAGACACAGGGCGGACGAATGACAAAGGTGAAAAAGGTAGGCGGGAATCCTGTAAGATGCGTGTTCCTGAAGTTGAATGAGAATCTGGATGAGGATGGATTTGAGTCAGTAGAGGCGATGGAAACGTATGAGCAGGAGGAGTTGCCATTCAAATAAAGTTACCCGTTACCCAAGTTACCAGTCAATTTTTACCCTTATAGGGAAGATAAAAATATGTGAAAGTGAGAAAAATAAGCTCCCCTACATGGGAAAATGTGTGGTAACTCGGTAACCGAACGGCGAAAAGTCCAGAAAACACAGTGTTTTCAAGGCTTATAACGGTTTCCGTGTTTTGGTAACGAGCACTCAAAACGGTAACATTCGGTAACAAAGGAGTGGAATATGGAAGAATATGATAAGCGAGTCACAGCAATGTACAACGATTGTTGGAAGTTATACAGAGATTACACAAAATCACATGACATGAGGCAGTTCAACGAAGTAAAGGATGCTGTGATTGAGAAATATGGAAGACAGTGTGATGTGATTGATCTGGTGTTGTGGATAGCGATTCGTGTACAGACTTTGCACGATATGTGGGAAAGGGAAAAGAAAGATGGAGGAAATTAGGTGGTACGAAAAACTTAATTACACGGAAACGAAAGATATCATCAAGGAGAAGCTGCAGAACATGTCGAGAGATTTTGTGGCAATAGGATTCTACCTGAAGCTGATCAGAGATAAAAGCTTATTCCTGGAAGATGGATATAAATCAATATGGGAATTTGCAGAAGATAATTACGGTATCAAAAGATCAACAGCATCCAGATGGATGGCAATGAACGACAGGTTCTCCAAGAATGGTAATACACCGATACTGTCAGAAGAATATATAAGCTTTGGGAAAAGTCAGCTGCAGGAAATGTTATATCTGAATGATAAACAGATGGAAGAAGTAAAGCCGGATATGACGGCAAGAGAAATTCGTGGGATACGTACACCAGATCCTGAACCGGAAGAAATTGAAGAACAGATTCCGGAGCAAGTGCTAGGGCAGATGTGCCTGGAGGATTGTCCGGAGATTCTTCCGGAAGAAAAACATGGTCCGGCAAAATGTATCACCGGAAAAAGTAAAAGTGGAATATGTGGAGCAGCTGCATATTGTTCAGAGAACTATATCTGTTGTTTGGAATGTGACCAGAATTGCAATAGCAGGTGCGGATGGCTTGATGATGTGTGCGACGTCGCACAAGATAAACAGCAGCCGGCAGTTGAGAATGTGAATATGGATTGTCCGCCAGATCAAGGCACCTGTCCGAGGCAGAACTGGGGAACATCTCGTGAAGATCAGCATGAAGGACAGAAAGAATGTGCGAAGTGTTGGAATCATTATAAGAACTTGCACAAACAGGAGAAGGTGGAAGTTCCGGAAGAAAAAATGCTGGAAGTTGAAGAGAGGATTCCATCAGATCCTGTGGAGAAAGAGGTAGAGCCAGAGCCGGAGTTGTACGAAGAAGTATCTGAGAAAACCGATATCGATATTGCCAGGGAAGAAAATCAGAAAGCTCAGACATATCTGAAGATGGCTAAGAAAGAATTCGGTCAAAATGATATCAGGCTCCGGAAACAGAAGATATTAGTTGCAGCATTGGCCGGATATATTCACGATTTGGATACGGTGATGAATCCACCAGAAGAACCGAAACAGCCAGAACTTCCAAAACTCAAGAATAATGATCAACGGAAGGAGTGGCTTAGAAATTATAAAGATTGGGGATTGTGGTATCACGATGATCGTATTGATGTGAATTATTACAAATATGATTTCGAGGATGGCAGTAGATTGATAGTAGCCGAATATCCAAAGAGAAAGTATTACTGGAATTCTGGTGAGTTAGAGGATAGTCATTATTTTCATTTGCTGGAAAAGAATAAAAAGTACTACGGAAGAGAAAAGACATATGATCAACAATATGTACACACCGAAGACAGTGAGACTCATTTGGTGGAATTCTTAAAAAATCTGCAGAAAGGGGCGAAGTAAATGTTAGTAGAGAAGAGCTCAAAAGAAGCATGTGGAGGAATAGATCATGGAGAGATTAACACATAAAAGAGAGAACGGTATAAAGCGAGGGTACTGGTCCCCGAATAAGAAACAGGAGCTGGTGGATAGACTGGCGATGTATGAGGACAGGGAAGAGAAAGACAGATGGATTCCAATTAGTGAGCGTTTGCCTGAGGATGAAAGTTACATATTGGTATCATTCGAGAATGCATCAATGCCGGATATCGCAAGATATGAAGAAAATGATGAAGGCGGTACATTCTATCCGGGAGATGATGAAAAATCATATTCAAGCTATGGAATATTTGTCAATGCATGGATGCCATTGCCGGAACCATACAGGGAGGAGCAGTAAATGCATGTAGAAGTAAGCGAAGGATTCCGAAAAACCATTGCAGACATTGTTGATTGTTGTGTAGAAGGAAATACAAACAGCTGTACATTGGAAGTTGAGGTAAGGGAAAACGTCAGTCTTGTGATTGATATGAAATTTGAGGTGAAGGAGAAGAAAAGATGCGAGTAGAAGAAATTGCAGTAAGACAAGAAGTAAGACAGATGCTGTCAGAAGCCGGATTAAACAGAAATACATTACGAGAGATGACTCAGCAGATTTTGAGAGAAGAAATCAAGAAGCAGGTAAAATATGCGGTAGAGCATATTAATGTGAACGATGTCGTCCGATACGAACTGACATCATACGAAGGAAGGTCAGCATTGAAAAATGCGATTAGTTCAGAGGTTCGCAACATGGTAAAAATCAATGTTGATGTGACGGCATTTGATGCGAGAGAACAAAACGACGAAGGAGCTGAGAAATGATTGAACAGAGGAAGAGACAGAAGACAGGTAAGACTGGATAGTCAGAAGCATTACAAAGGGTTGGAGGAGAACCATGATGCGAAAGCAAGTGATAGATTTCATACACCACCAGCTTATCAGAGTTATTCGGTGGAGGATTACTTGCGGAAGATGGGAGTAGACATAACGAAGGGAGTAGATGCCGGTGGAGCAGAGACTGGAAGAAAACAATGTTAAGAATGAGAACAACAGGAAGAAGGAGTACCTGAGAGGATACAGATCCAGTAGAAGACGTATTAATCGTATCGATGATGAAATTATTGAACTGAAAGAATTGGCTGCATCAGTGAAAGCAATTGATTATTCAGGTATGCCGCATGGTAGTGGAAACCAGAAGGATCTATCTGATGAGCTGGCAAGGATTGATTCGTTGGTAGAGAAGCTTGGAGCAGAAAAGGAAAGCTGTATTGAAGCATATGTTTCTATCGAAAAACAGATCCAGCAGATAAAGAATGAAGATGAGAACGATGTGCTGTTCTACCGATACATAAAAGGATTACGTTGGTGGGAAATATCAGAAAAGATGGATTGTTCTGAAAGATGGGTTCATAAATTGCATGGTAGGGCGTTAGGGCATTTAAAATATCCAGAATAGTTCATTGCAGTTCAGTATGTAAGTCTGGTATCCTTATACTGGAATTGATGAACAGATATTAAATCATTCGATTAGTTCCATCATAACATAATAAAACCGAGAGAAGGCACCCTGTAGCGGGGTGCCTTTTGCGTTGAAAAAATGGGAGGTGAGTCTGAGTGACCAGAAAACAGGATAGGTTCGTGAAAGAATACCTGATTGATTTGAACGCCACTCAGGCTGCAATCAGAGCGGGGTATTCACCGAAGACAGCAAATGAACAAGGAGCGAGATTGTTAGCGAATGTTAGTGTTCAGGAAGCAATTGCAAAAGCAATGGCCGAGAGATCGAAGAGAACAGGTATTAGTCAGGACCGAGTGATTCAGGAACTGGCACGAATAGCATTTGTGAATCCACAGAATGTGATTAATCCCAAAGACGCATCAGTGAAAGCGGATGCGACAGAAGATGATCTGGCATGTATCCAGTCCGTAAAGGTCAAAACAATGGACGGATCAAAAGGAAAGTCAGTTGAAAGAGAAGTCAGGTTGAATGACAAGATGAAGGCTTTGGAGTTACTTGGTAAACATCTTGGAATGTTCAAGGACAAGCTGGAAGTTGATGCTGATATGGACCTGAACATCACGATTGATTATGGAGATAATGACAATGAAGAAAGTTAATATTTTAGGAACGTTATATAAGATATATTTTGATGCGCCAGATGAAAAACTTCCAGAGGGTTGTGATGGATGTATGGATCAGAGTATTCATCAGATTAGGATTGCGAAGTTAGAATCCAGTAGAAACTCTTTAATGAATTTGAAAGAGTACAAGAAGAAGGTACTCAGGCATGAAATTATTCACGCGTTTCTGTACGAGTCTGGATTATGGAATAACAGTGGCGGTGCCGAAAGCTGGGGACGGAACGAGGAGATTACAGACTGGATTGCTATTCAGTCACCGAAACTTTTCAAAGCCTTTAAAGAAGCTGATTGCCTGTGAAAATAAATGTTCAAGCTAATCCATGCTTTAAAGAGGTTGACCGCAGTAAAAAACGCTACATCGTGATGAAAGGTTCTGCCGGATCCGGAAAGAGCGTGGATACAGCGCAGAATTACATCCTGAGACTAATGAGAGACAAAGGAAGAAACCTTGTAGCAATGCGAAAGTCTGATATCACCAATCGAGACAGTACATTCGCAGAACTAACCGGTTCTTTGTACAAGATGTTTGGGGATAAAGCTGATGCTTATTGGAAGATTAACAGAAGTCCATTAATGCTTACATGCAGACATAATGGCAACCAGATTATATTCAGGGGAATGAATGATGATAGACAACGTGAGAAGTTGAAATCTATTACATTTCCAAAGGGCAAGCTTACGGACGTGTGGCTGGAAGAAGCTACAGAATTCACGCAAGCAGATCTGGAAATTATCGATGACCGTTTGCGTGGTGAGCTTCCACCAGATCAATTTTATCAGATCAGAATGACCTTCAACCCGGTGAATAAGAATCACTGGATCAAGAAGGTCTTTTTTGATATCCCGGACACGAATGTACTTACCCATCATTCGACCTATCTCGGTAATCGGTTCATTGATAATGCGTACCGTGAACGAATGGAACGTAGAAAGATTGTGGATCCAGAAGGCTATCAGATCTATGGTCTTGGAGAATGGGGTGAGATTGGTGGATTGATTCTTCACAACTGGGAAGTCCGGGAAGTATCACAAAATCTCAACAATTACGATGATGTAGCTATTGGACAAGACTTTGGGTTCAACCATGCGGATGCAATATTGCTGGTTGGTATCAAAGATGAAAATATCTATATCATCGATGAAATATATGAGCATGAGAAAGAAACCGCTGAAATCATACCAATAGCCATACAGCATGGCATACCTACCAAGAAAATAATGTGGTGTGATAGTGCTGAACCAGATAGAATCCAGGAATGGAACAAGGCTGGATACAGGGCAAGAGGTGTTGACAAAGGCGGTTCAAAAGGCTCGGTAAATGCACAAATCGATTGGCTGAAAGGCTCGGTCGGTAAGGACCATACTATCAAACGCAGGATTTATGTTGCCCCTCACTGTGTCAACACGATCAAGGAACTACAGCAATGGAAGTGGAAGAAGGATGAAAGGACGGGTGAATACCTGGATGATCCGGTTCCGGTTATGGATGATGCAATGGCAGCACTGAGATATGCAATAGAAGGATGGCGTAAGGCTAGTAGATGGCTGATGTAAAAAGAATAATGACAATTGACGGACGGCGTGCACAGCACCAGCGGTTTTCAGAGTCTTAGGGCGGGCTCAATCTTTTTCCGTTAAGAAACTTGCATCGTCGCGGATGCAACCTCCTTTCACGGTCACAACTGGTGGTCGGTTATGGTGCTGGCAGGACTGTCATTTAGATAAATACAGGGCTTATAGCTCAGAGGTAGAGCAGTGGTCTTTTAAGCCATGTGTCACAGGTTCGATTCCTGTTAAGTCCTATTGATTAATCGAAGAAGGAAGGTGTAAAGGTTGCTGAGTGTATCAGAGGTACAGAAATTTATAGATAATGATATTGTATCAGAGAAGAAAAAGTTTGCCGGTGTTGGTCAAAGATACTACGAAGGCGAACACGACATAAGAAAATATAGATTATTCTACTACAATGCTGATGGAAAACTGATAGAAGACAAGGTGCGGTCGAATGTTAAGATCAGTCACCCGTTCTTTACTGAGCTTTCGGATCAACTGTCAGCCTATATGCTTTCGTTTGATGAAAACCCAATGGTTGCCAAGGATACGGCGGAAGGGTTACAGGAGCATCTGGATAACTATTTTGATGATGAGTTCTGGTCAGAGATTGGCGATGTGATCACAGGGTCATACACGAAGGGATTCGAGTATCTGTTCGCATATAAGAATGCCGATGATCGGCTTACATTTATGTGTGCAGACAGCATGGGCGTAGTAGAGTGCAGAGAAAAGGATACTTCAGATCATAAGCGATACATTATATATCACTATGTGGACCGTATAGAACAGGGAAAGAAAGTAATCCGAAAGATTCAGGTATGGTCTGAAACAGAAACATTTTATTATATTCAGGATGGTCTGAATGGAGAGATTGTTCAGGATGAATCTGAACCGGTGAATCCAAGACCACACATCGTATTTACTGATCAGAAGACAGGTAAGAAGATGGGGTGTTCGCTGGGATATATCCCGTTCTGGCGATTGGATTACAACAAAAAGCAGTTTAGTGGATTGAAACCAATCAAGGGCCTGATAGATGATTATGACATCATGCAATGTGGGTTATCCAACAATCTAAAGGATTTTGATACACCGCTGTATGTGGTGAAAGGATTCCAGGGTGACAACCTGGATGAATTGCAACAGAACCTGAAAACCAAGAAGATAGTTGGAACAGATTCGGAAGGGGACGTAGAAGTCAGAACAGTTGACATTCCGTATCAGGCACGTAAGGCGAAAGCCGATGAGGATGAAAAGAACATATACCGGTTCGGTATGGGATTCAATTCATCACAGGTCGGAGATGGGAATATCACAAATATAGTGATCAAAAGTAGATATGCACTGCTGGATCTGAAAGCGAATAAGCTTGAGAGAAGATTGAAGCGTCTGCTGAAACAGCTTCTGAAGGTTATTCTGGATGAAATTAACCAGATGCATGGAACCGGTTACAAAATTTCAGATGTCAAGTTCGAATTCACACGATCAATCATGATGAACGAATCGGAGAATATAGCGAACGAAAAGACAGAAGCAGATATCCAACAGGTAAGAATCAATACAATCTTGAATATGGCTGCACAGATTGGTGACGAGCAGACGCTTAAAGCATTATGTGACGTTATGGACTGGGATTTTGATGAGTTGAAAGAACAACTGAAGAATGCAGATAGTCATACAGCACAGGATGCAAGAACGGCATTAGGTGTTATTTTGCCGGATGATCCTGATAATCCAGATGATGAGCCGGTTGAGGAATAGGTGATAGGCTATGAAGTATCGTGAGAAGATTGTTCAGATAGAGTTTCTTGATGATGAGGAACGTGTGATCAGACGGCTACAGGCTGTATATAATCAATCTCTTAAATATATAACACAGAAGGCTAATGCTCTTCAGGAAGAAATCTATAAGATACAGGATAAATATAATTCTATTGAGGATGAACAGGAACGGGAAACGCTAAAGAGCATGGAACGTTCTAAGGTGTACCAGAAGCAGTATCAGGATGCACTTAAGGCGCAAGTGAACAGTATCCTGGATAAGATGCACCGAAAGGAATTTAAGACGGTTAATAAGTACTTGAATGACTGCTATGACAAGGCATTTACCGGGAATATGTATGTATTACACGGCGAAGGGATTCCTTTGATCGTTCCGATAGATCAGGAAAAAGTTGTCCGGGCGGTACAGGTTAATAGTAAGATCAGTAAGGGATTGTACTCACGATTAGGTGAGGATGTAGATCTTCTGAAACGGAAGATTACAGCGCAGATCAGCCGGGGTGTGGCTACAGGTATGAGCTATTCGCAGATGGCGCAGCAGTTGGCTGGATATACCAAGACTGGTTACAACAATGCTGTCAGGATCACAAGAACGGAAGGACATAGAATACAGCAAGAATCCACGATGGATGCCTGTTATGCTGCAAGAGAGCGTGGAGCTGATGTTGTGAAGCAGTGGGATGCCACAATGGATGCCAATACCAGAGAATCACATCAGATGGTTGATGGTGAAGTCAGGGCGCTGGACGAGAAATTCAGCAATGGATTGATGTATCCGGGAGATCCATCAGGAAGTGCAGCGGAAGTAATCAACTGCAGATGTGTACTTTTGCAGCGTGCAAAATGGGCATTGGATCAGAAAGAACTTGATCGGTTAAAAGAAAGAGCTTCTTTTTACGGATTGGATAAAAGAAAGAGTTTTGATGAATTCAATAAAAAATATATAGGAACTGTGGAAAATTCTAAAGGCAACAAAATAAAGATGGATTTGCAATTTTTTGCGAAAATCCCAGATGAGAAATTAACGGAATATGCATTAAATTTTGAACATCCTACAGGTAAAGAAAAAGCAAAAGCTTTTAAAGAAGCACTTGGATATACAAAAGAAAGTTATACAGACTTAAAAACGAAAATACTTGATTCTTTTGATGAAAAAGAGTTAGTATATAAGAGAGAAGACAAATACGGAAAGCGCTATGAGCAAATTATGCAGATAACAGGACCGAATGGAAAAACAGCAAATGTATTAACAGCATGGATTAAAGATAACGACAACGCTGAACCAAGGCTAACATCGATTTATGTAGACAAGAGGTGAGAACTATGAAACAATATGATGTAGTTAAATTAAAGGATGGGCGAATAGGGACCATAGTTGAACTTTTTGAAGATGCTTGCGAAGTTGACATTGGTGATTCTCCTACTAACTGGGAAACAATTACTGTTGATAAGAAAGATATTGAAAAAGTATTATAGATACCACTGATCAGAAATGGTTAGTGGTATTTTTGTACCCATTTTTAAGAAAGAGGTGAGAATATGGCAACATCGAGCATTAATATCATGATTGTTTGTGTCGCATTAATTATTCTATGCAAATTTTGCTGATAAGGCGGTGATCCAATTATCTCCCAACTATGGGTGAAATAGTGGGTGGCGGGTGGCAAGGACAAGGATATATTGATTTAAGGCATCGAAGGATGTCTTTTTTTAATGCCATTTCATCCACAGGGATGTAAAACACTATTCCGCAGATCATGGACGAGACATGTAAAAAGCGTAAGAAAGGGGAAATACAAAATGACATTAGAAGAATTATTAAAAGCACAGGGTTTATCGGATGAACAGATTAAGGCGATTACAGCAAGTATGAAAGAGAATAAGATTTATACTGCCAGTGAGGAGAATTTGGATATCCGATACGGAAAACTGAAGACGGACTATGACACCCTGAACACACAGCATGGAGAATCAACGAAGCTGATTGAACAGTTGAAGAAAGATGCAAAAAACGATGAAGCACTCCAGGGGAAGATTACAGCATACGAAACACAGGTGGCAAATTTACAGAAAGAACTTGATGAGACAAGACTTGAATCTGCTATCAAGGTTGCTCTCATGAATGCAAAGACGGATGATGTCGGTTACATGGCATTTAAACTTAAAGAAGGCGGTGCGCTGGAGCTTGATGAAGATGGAAACATTAAGGGGATTGATGAGAAGATTTCGAACTTAAAGACTCAGTTCCCAACTCATTTTGATTCGGAAAATAATCCGGGACCAAGAGAGATTGATCCGAAACCGCTTCCAGAGGGTGATCACAATAATGATGTACAGCCAAAGAATCTGGCTGATGCACTTCGTATGCAGTATGAAGATAACGAAAAATAGAAAGGTTAAAATGGTGAAAGTTAATGGCACTTACGTTACAGGATATGAGAGAAGGTGCATCTGACAAGGTTGCCGAGCAGGTAGTAGATACCTTCTTAAGAGAGTCAGAAATTTTACAGATGATTACATTTGACGACACGGTAAGCCCGCAGGGCGGATCTACACTTACATACAGTTATTTGCAGAAGCAGATTCCGTCAACAGCAGCATTCAGAAAGCTGAACGAAGAATATACAGACAGTGAAGCAAAGCTTGTAAAGAAATCTGCTGATCTGAAAATCTTTGGTGGAAAGTTCAGAATGGACCGTGTTCTGAAAAAGGCAGAAAACAAATTCAATAATATGGCATTCCAGATGGAAGAAAAGATTGCTGCGGCAGTTTCACTGTTCCATTACACGCTGATTAATGGAGATTCCACAACACAGGAAGATTCGTTTGACGGACTTGACAAAATGCTTGTTGGCACTACGTCTGAGTTTAACAGCAAAGAGATTATTGATGTATCAAACATCGAAAAGATGAAAACAAGCGCGGATCAGCTGTATGAAGCATTACAGGTTCTTATTCGTGAAACAGGTGCTGATGCACTGCTTATGAATACCAGTATGATTTCTAAAGTACAGACTATGGCTCGCATTCTTGGATACAAAACTGAAACAGAGGAAGCATTTGGTAAAAAAGTGACTTCTATGGATGGTGTTAGATTTATGGACCTTAAAAACCATTATACTGTGTCAGGAAGTACAGTTACTGCAAATGCATGTGTGAAAGATAATATTTCAAGAACGGTAAATGGCGGTTCAGCTACTACCGGTCTTACAGATATCTATGCTGTTAAGTTTGATGTTAACAACGGATTCCACGGAGCTACACTTACTGGAAATTCTATTATTGATCAGTATTTACCAGATTTCAACCAGCCGGGTGCTGTAAAAGATGGTGAGGTAGAAATGGTAGCAGCTACAGTTCTGAAGAACACAAAGCACGCAGGTGTTCTTAGAAATATCAAGATTGCGTAACGGAAAGGAGAAAATAAGTATGCCGAAAAAGAAAGAAGAACCAAAGACATATAAGGTTACGGTAGATAAAAAACCGGGATACTGTGGAGAAGGTGCCGGCGGAGCGCAGTTTGCACATGGAGAAGCACTGATCACAAGTGGCCGGGTTGCAGCATGGTTCAGAGAACACGAAGGATATACTGTCACTGAACTTAAAGATGTTACGAATGAGACATCTGAGACACCGGGAGAGTAACAGAAAGGCGGTGCAGTTATGATCCTGTCGGTAGAAAGGGCAAAATGGTTAATCGACTTTAAGGACTGGCCAATAGAGCGGATTGAACAGAAGCTAAAAGCAATCGAGCAAACCATCCGCTCTTATACGAACAACAACTTCCAGAATAGAAAGATTCGATCAGCAGGTGTTGTATCATCGTCGAAACTAAATGTAATAAATAAACTTTATGGATTGTCGATTGGAGATACAGTGCAAATAACGGAAAGTATGTTCAATGACGGATTATATACAGTAAAAGGAATAGAAGAGAACACGATTGTACTGGATAAAGAGTTAATCGATGAAGGTCATATACTGATCACAAAAGTAGAGTATCCAGATGATGTGATTGAGTGCTGTATTAATCTTTGCGAATGGGAAGTAAAGAACCGTGGAAAAGTCGGAATAAAGGCAGAAACATTGTCTCGCCATTCGGTTACATACTTTGATCAGGACGCATCCAATCAGATGAATGGCTACCCAGTAAGTCTGTTAGGCTGTCTGAAACCGTATAGAAAGGCAAGGTGTTGATTGTGTCTGATATTGGTGGAAACACAACAGCAATCTTACAGGTGCAGAGTGAAAATGGTGTTGATGAGATTGGCAATCCGGTAATTAGCTGGGAAGAAGCAGGCTCCTATCCGGGATGGCTTGATTTAGTATCTGGAAACTCACCCGTCCAGAACTATAATGCCAAGATATCAGAGTCCAGTCATTACTATATTACTGATTATTATCGGGCGCTTGCCAATCAGGATCCTGAGGTGTGTAGAATGCTGATAGATGGAAAAATCTATGATGTACAGTGGATTGATGATCCGATGGGAATGCATGAACATCTGGAAATCTACCTGAAAGCTGTAGGAGGTGTTGGGAGTGGCGCAGATTGAGTTTGAAGACAATACAGAACAGATTATTGAAGAAATGCAATTAAAGGCTATTGCATGGCTGGAAGAAGCTGGTGGAGAGATTGAGGCGCGGGCGAAATCAAATTCCAGACGTCAAAGAGGTGGAGGAAGTACTGCCGGAAGTTTCCGACATGAAGTGGATGAAGAAACAATGATCTGCAGTATAGGATCACCAAAAGAGAATGCAATCTGGGAAGAGTTCGGAACAGGAGAATATGCATTGAATGGCGATGGACGTTCAGGAGCCTGGTATGTGCCGGTTGCTTCTTATACAGGAGAGAAGAAGCCGACCTATAACGGAAAAGTAGTAATCGTGCACGGAAAAAACGGTGTGGATTTCTACAAGACCAATGGTAAGCGTGGAACAAGAGCATTGTTTAATGCGTTCAATTCACTTAAGGGAGCGGTAAAAAATAAGGCGCAGATGGATTTTAGGGATTTAGGTGATTGAGTATGACGAAAGAAATATTAAAGCACATGAATCTTAAATTAAAAGAATTGCTTCCATATCAGTTCTATGAATGGAGGACAAAAGCAGAATATCCCTACTGGATAGGGGAATATTCGGAAACTTCAGATACATCTGAGGATGGATCGGGTGAAGATGTAATGATGATAACAGGAACAACAAAAGGCAGCGTGATGGACCTTGAGAATGGAAAGGAAGTGCTTCAAAAGGCATTTCCTACACTTTCAGGTTATCACGCTGTTCTTGATTCTGGAACACATATTATTGCGTATTACGACACTTCAACAATGATCCCGACAGATGGAAACGATATAAATAGGATACAGGTTAATTTAAAGATCAAAAGTTGGAAGGTGAACGAATAATGGCAAATGAATGGACAAATTGGAAAGAACATGGAATCACCAAAGATACACCAGATTCTATTCTGTTTGGTGCTGGAACAATCCATCAGGGATTAACGTTTTCTGGTGACAAATGGAATTTTGCAGAATCAATCATAGGAGCAACTAATGGTGGATCGAAAGTGTCTATGAAACCTGAAGTACAGGATATTGAAGTGGATGGGAAGTTGATTAAAGCAAAAGGCTTGATGATGAAGGTTGGGGAAACGGCAACAATGGAAATCAACTTTGCGGAGATCAGCCCGGAAATTATCAAGAAGGGCTTGATCGCCCAGGAAGGAAATTCGACAGCAACCGGATATAAAGTTATTGAAAGTAAACCGGATATCGAAGCAGGTGACTATTTTGAAAACTTTGCGTTTGTTGGACGAACCGTATCAAAAAAACCAATTATTGTTATTTTTGATGATGCCCTGTGTACATCTGGTTTTGAACTGGATGCAAAAAATAAATCTCAGTCTTCACCAACAGTGACGGTTGAATGCGTGGGTGATGTTAACAAAGATGAAGCGTTAAAGGTACTTCCGTACCACATCTATTACCCAGATCCGGCAGCTAGTCAGTCGGAAGATGTATCTGGCAAAGCTGTTGTTGATGGACCAGAAGAAAACGAAGAATAACAGAAGGTAAAAAGTAACGAAAGGAAGGATTGTAATGGTAGAAAGAAATTATGAATTAAGAAAATTATGTGCTGATGATATTTTCCCGATGGTCAATATTATTTCAAAAATCGGTATTGAAAATATGGCAGACTGCTTCGATGCAAAAGAAATGGCAGACATCATGAACAGTGTAGATTCAACTTTAGATGAAGCAGATGGAAAAGAAAGCTCAGATGAAGCAGATGGAAAAGAAAGCTCAGATAATACGATGGCTGATGTACTTACAAAGCAGATTGGTATCAAAGTAATTATGAAACTGGTTGGGCTGCTCTTGAAGAATTTTGGAAAAATTAAGATAGAACTGTATCAGTTTCTTGCCGGTCTGTCTGGAATGACTGAAAAAGAGATCGCTGCTCTGCCACTGGGAACATTTACACAGATGATTGTAGATGTTTTCAAAAAAGAAGAGTTCTCCGATTTTTTTCAGGTTGTATCAGGATTGCTCAAATAGGGCAGTTTCAATTTCTGGATCAGCTGTTTAAGCGCTATCATGATCCGCTGCGATTGGTAAGTTGGTATATTCAATCATGCAGTTTCTTACAATTTGTAGGAGATTTTTCAGAGGCATACAACAAAGAACTGCGTTGGGAAGTGTACCTGCATAAAGTATGGGACAAGACTTTTGAAGAGTATGAAGAAGGCGTAAACGAAGAAGTTCAGCGGATTGAAACATCTCACATGAGTGAAACTGAACAGGAAAATGTTATTGCTGATAGTATGTCCATATTACAATCTTTCCAGCCTTCAGAATAGGAGGTATAGATGGATTTATTTAAGCTTGTCGGTACGATTGCGATTGATACTGCAAATGCAGAAAAATCGTTAAATGATGTACATAAACAAGTCGCTGATACCGAAAAGGCAGTGTCGGAAGGCTGCGATAAAGTGAAACAGTCTTCCGAAAAAGCTGGAAATAGTGCCACGAAAGCTGGAAAGACAGCGGAAGAAGCCGGAAAAAAAGCAAAAAAAGCCGGTGAAGATGCCGGAAAAGGTGGCCGAGAATCCGAAAAGAGTGGCAATAAATGGGCTGAATTCGGTAAGAAGATAGAAAAGGCCGGAACAAAGGTCACGGGAATCGGGAAGAAAATAGAAAAAGCCGGTGATGCAGTAGGTAAAGTCGGAAAGAAATTCGCTCCGCTGTCCGCCGCTGCAGCCGGAACATTGACTGCGGTAACAAAGGGCGCATCTGATTTTCAGAATGGTATGGCAAAGATGTCAACCTTATTTGATACGTCACAGGTATCCGTTCAGAAATTATCCAAAGAATTCCTGAATCTATCGAATGAAACAGGAAAAAGCGCAGTAGAACTTACGGAAGCTGGCTATCAGGCGTTGTCAGCGTCTGTACCAGTTGAAAAGCTGGGAGGTTTTATCCGTACATCTGCTAACATGGCAAAAGTTGGATTTACGGATACTGCAACATCTGTGGATCTGTTGTCTACAGCTGTAAATGCTTATGGTTTAGAAGCTGATCAGGCGGACAGCATAGCAAACAAGCTCGTAAATACACAGAATCTTGGTAAAACATCTGTAAATGAATTGGCGTCAAGTATGGGTAAAGTTATCCCGACGGCTGCCGGTATGAATGTTAATCTGGATCAGCTGTGCACGATGTATACCCTTATGACTAAACAGGGTATTGCCACGGCGGAATCTACCACATACATGAACAGTATGTTGAATGAACTTGGTGATTCTGGTACGGATGTAGGAAAGGTCCTGAAAGAAAAGACTGGAAAATCATTCCAGGATCTGATGAAGGACGGAAAGACAACTGGCGATGCACTGAAAATCTTAAAAGACTACTCAAAAGAGACAGGAACAGCATTCAATGAATTATGGAGCAGTCAGGAAGCCGGAAAGGCTGCTATGGCACTCTTAAATGATTCGGCCGGTGATTTCAATGAAACAATGGGATCAATGGCTAATGTAGCTGATCTGGTTGGACAAGGTCTTGAAAAGATGAATACGCCGTCAGCAAAAATGGCGAAGGCTCTCAACCGGATTAAAAATAGTGGTATTGAATTGGGTTCCGTATTGCTTACTACTGTAGCACCTTATATTGAGCAGTTCACTAAAAAAGTAGAAGAACTTACAGAAAAATTTAATAAGATGCCGGATAGTCAGAAAAAAATGGTTCTGGTTATGCTTGCAGTTGTTGCTTCGATTAGTCCCGTTCTTGCTATAATGGGGAAATTAATCAAGGTGTTTGCAGATGGACCTATAGCCGTAGGAAACTTAATGAAAGGATTCGGCAAGCTTCAGACAGCAATCGCAGGCATAAACGCCCCTGTGGTGACGATCGTTGCCGTGATAGCGGTTCTGGTTGCTGCATTTACGCATCTGTGGAATACGAATGAAAATTTCAGGAATAACATGATCGCAATCTGGGATCAGATACGAGATAAGATATCATCATTCGTAGACAATGTAAAAGAAAGATTTGCAGGTCTGAATATTTCTTTTGCAGATATAGTAAGTGCCCTGAAAGCTATATGGGATGGGTTCTGTGAAATCTTAGCACCGGTATTTGAAGGTGCTTTTGCTGCATTGGCTGATACTATTACAACAGTATGTGATGTTCTGATAGGTATATTAGATACATTCATAGGGCTGTTTACTGGAAACTGGGAACAGTGCTGGACTGGAATACAGGAAGTATTCGGTGGAATATGGGAAGGCATAAAGGCGGTACTTACAGATGTATTAGAATCATTAAAGGGAGTGCTAGATACATTTCTCGGATGGTTCGGAACAGATCTTGATACTGCTTGGGCGGATATTACAGCGACAGTTGAATCGGTATGGAACGGCATAACTGATTTCTTTACTTCTGTTTGGGAAGGCATAAAGAATGTATTTGAAACCGTAGTGAACGGGATTAGCGACTTCCTTACGAGCGCCTGGGAAAGCATCACATCGTCAATCCAGAATGTCTGGGATGGAATTGTAAGCACTGTTTCGGCTGTATGGGAAACTATAAAGAATGTGGTGCAAGTTGGCATCATGTTTGTTGGTGAAATCATTTCAGCTGCAATCCAAATCATTACTATCCCGTGGATGTTCATATGGGAGAACTGCAAAGAGTATATTACGGCAGCATGGGAATTCATAAAAAATGCTGTTTCAACAGCACTTGAATCAATTTCCAATACTATAAGCGATATATGGAATGCAATCGTTGGATTTATCTCACCGATTTTAGAGACCTTAAAAAATGTATTTGTTACAATATGGCAGGCCATAGAGACAGAAGTAGCAAATTCAATTAATAGAATGGTTTCGATTATTACAACGGTATGGTCTGCCGTCAGCGGAACAATCAGTGCGATATTATCAGTAATTGCAAGCATATTTTCTACGGTATGGAACGGAATAACATCTGTTGTATCGAGTGTATTAAGTACGATCCAGAGTGTTGTATCAAGTGTATTAAGTGCAATGCGAGGTGTTGTATCTTCAGTTTTAAATGCGATTTTAAGTACTGTTAAAAGCATAATGAATTCTATAAAAAGCACAATGACGAGTGTATGGAATGGGATAAAGAGCGTTGTATCAAGTGCGATTAACGGAATCAAGTCTGTTATATCATCCGGGCTTCATGTTGCAGGTTCGGTTGTATCTAGCGTGCTCAGTGGTATCAAGAGCAAGTTTAGTAGTGTATGGAATGGGATAAAGAGCGTTGTGAGCAGTGCAATCAATCACATCAAGAGCGCCATGAACTTTAGCTGGTCACTCCCAAAGCTAAAATTGCCACATCCGAAAATCGAAGGGAAATTTAGTCTTGATCCACCATCTGTGCCGCATTTCTCTATTGACTGGTATGCTAAGGCTATGGATGCCGGAATGATTATGAATAGGCCTACAGTATTTGGCTATGATGCGGTATCAAATAAGCTTATGGCTGGCGGAGAAGCTGGAAGCGAGACAGTAGTTGGAACGCAGAGTCTGATGAACATGATACAGGATGCTGTAAATAACAGCGGAAACAGGGATGATGGAGCAATTCAGGCATTACTGGAAGCCATCTATAATTGGATGCGTAACGGCGGACTGTACAAACTTATGATCGACGTTCTGACAAATGGAGTAGAACTTGAATTTGATAACAGAGAAATTGCAAGGTTGGTGAAAAAATATGCTTGATACAGCAAAGTATGTGAATCACCTGAATCAGAGTATTGACTTTGGTTCAGGTGGCATTTATATCACAGATTCTGAGCTTAGAAATTATGAATGGGAATATGATACGGATTATGATGAGATAACCAACTTCCGTAAGGGCGTTAAAGAGAAGAAGATGAAAATAATCATATCAGCAGCTACAGAAGAAGAAGGGATCGCAAAAAGAAATGCAGTCTTCCGGATTTTCGAAGCGGATATCCTTGCAAACCAGGCAGGAAGGTTGTATCAGGATGGATACTATCTGAATTGCTATATTACAGCATCAAAAAAAGCTAACTGGTATATTGCAAAGCGATATATTGAAATCGAAGTCACTATTGCAACTGATCAGCCGGACTGGGTACAGGAAAAAGAATTTAATTTTCTTAAAACAGAAGGTAAAACTGTTGAGATGGATGATTTAAAAAAGTATCCCTATAAATATGGGTATTATTATCTGAATCAGGTGTCATCCTCTGCAATCAATAATGTAAGTATTACGGAATCTGATTTTGTGCTGCGAATATACGGTCCCGTGTCAAAACCACTTGTGAAGATTGGCGATAATACCTATCAAGTGAATGTTTCCTTGAATGCTGGTGAACGACTAGAAATTGATTCCAGAAAAAGGACAGTAAGCCTGATACACACTGACGGGTATACGGAAAATGTTCTTTGGTCTGCCGCAAAAGAATATTATATCTTTGAGAAAATTGTATCCGGCACACAGATTATTGCGTGGGATGGTAGTTTCTCGTTCGACTTAATTTTGATTGACAAAAGGAGTGAACCGTTGTGGAAGTAATGTATACAGACATAAACAGGCTTCCACAAGGGAGCCTTGAAAAGTATTCGATTGATCTGGAACTTGGCGGTGACAATGACTTCGAGCTCCAGATGAACGTGAGAAATCACTGCATGAGTGCCGGATGTATCTGGTATGTTGAAAATGAAGAATACGGCGGTATTGTAGATGATGTAAAAGTTGATACTGATAAATCTAAGGTATATTATTCTGGGCGATCTTGGCGTGGTATTATGGAAAAGAAGGTAATCGGACCAGACACCGGAAAAGATTATCTGACGGTATCTGGGGATGCAAATGACATTCTTGCGTTGCTGATAAAACGCTGTGATCTGGTAGATCTGTTTGTGGTTCCGGACTCTTCCGGGATACAGATAAGTAGCTATCAGTTTCCGAGATACATTGATTTTTATTCCGGTATTGTGAAGATGCTGTCCTCTGCCGGGGCAAAACTGAAAATCACCTATGATGATAAGGAATCTTGTGTGAATATATCAGCTATCCCAATCAGCGATTTGTCAGAGAAATATGAGTATTCTGATGATTACGGAATGAAAATCATAATCGAAAAGAAAAAAGGCGGGACAAACCACCTGATCTGTCTCGGAGCTGGCGAGTTGGCAGCCAGAACGGTGATTGATCTGTATGTAGGTAAGAATGGTGAGATAACAGAAAAGCAGGCATATTTCGGGGAATATGAAATAGCTGAAATATATGATTATGGAAACTCCGGATCCAGTTCTGAGTTGAAAGAGAAAGGAATCGAAAAACTTAAGGAATTAAAAAGTTCAGATTCTGTATCGGCATCTTTTCAGAAACTTGATGTAGATATCGGTGATATTGTTGGCGGCAGGAACCGGGCGACTGGGATAGTATTGAAGGAACCGATAACAAAAGAAATTGTAAAAATAAAAAATGGTATTGAAACGATAACATATAAGGTTGGTGAAGAATAATGGCAAATTATCTTGATACTGGAGATACGGGACGCGCAGTCAGTGCAGAATCTGACGGGGCGTTATTTGCTGGTATTTTCGGAAATGCAAAATATGTATTGGAAAATGGCAGCCAATTCAAAGCAGAAGTACAGTCGAACAATATTGTGAAAATCAGTGATGGTGATGCGGTTATGTACGGACGGCATGTAAGAATTCCGGCAAATGACAGTGCACTGGTGACAATTAACAACGGACATTCCGGCACGAACAGAATTGATCTGATCGTGTTCCGTTACACAAAAGACAGCACCGGAAAAGAAACGGTTGATCTGGCAGTGATTCAGGGAGAAGATTCTACCGGGACAGCTGCAGCACCTGCAACAATTGACGGAGATATATTAACAGGAGCGATGCAAGCGGATTTTCCATTATACAGAGTTGAACTTAAGGGACTTAATATAGTTAGTGTAACAGCAATGTTTGACGTGATTGGGAACATTTCGCAGATCACAAAGAAAAATAAGGAATTGGCTGCTAAATTACCGGTCTATGGAACCACACCAATAATCGAAACCGGGGCAAATTCTTACAAAGATACTTCTGTGAAATTTGGAAAAACTTTCTCGAAAGCACCGTTCGTACTATTAACGTTATCTGGTGGCTCACAAAACACCAAAACTTTTGCAGTGCAGGTTAAAGATGTATCTACGACTGGAATGACAATACGAACTGTTAATGGGTATAGTTCAAGCGTATCAATGTTTATTAATTGGTGTGCATTTCCAAAGGGGGCATAGATGAGAATATTACAGTTTAAGGTGACCGGCCAGAACCTTAGCAAAGACGGAGATTTCTCTGGTATTGTGGCCGGAACAAAGGGGTATCTGTACACAGCATATAACTTCGACGGAGAATGGGACGGTTGCAAGAAAGCAGCCGTCTTTTCCAGATACGAAAAGGAATATCCTGTCCCGATTGTGAATGGAAAATGTGCCGTGCCAGATGAAATCACGGAATATAAATGTTGGAAGGTATACCTGGTCGGCGTGAAAGACGGATACAGGATTACGACAAATGAAGTGGAGGTGAGACAGTCATGACGTTAGAAGAAGCTTTAGAAGCATCCGTACAATCGAACGCAGAAGATAATGAGGTCATTGTTATCGATAACGACCTAAGAAAAATCACCATACCGGCAAGTATCACTCTGCTTGGTGTTGAGTCAGATGAGAACGTGAGTGCATTACATTTTCAGATGCCGAAAACCTATAAAGGACTTGACCTGTCGGAGTTTGCGATTCGTATCAACTACATGAATGCAAACAACGTTGGTGATGTGTACGCCGTAGATGATAATGAGGTATCCGGTGAAAATATCGTATTCACATGGACAGTTGGACGTGTGGCATGTATGTATAAGGGAAACACAAAATTCATTGTCTGTCTTAAGAAAAAGGACGCTTCTGGCAATGTGTTGAAAGAATTTAATACATCATTGGCAAGTCTCCCAGTATTAGAGGGACTTGAAACAACCGAAGCTGTTGTTGCTGAAAATCCGGACATCATCGAGCAGATACTCACGAAGATTGAAAAGCTAACACAAATATCACCAGAAGATATTGCCAGTGCGGTGTCTGCATATATGGAAGCCAATCCTATAGACATCCCAGACACTCTCCCCAACCCACAAGCCCTAACCATCACCTATGGCGGTAAAACTCACACATACGATGGCAGTGAAGCCATTGCGATCACAATCGAGACAGGTGGCATCGAAAGAATAGAAAAACTTGATACAGACACCACAGTAACGCTCGAACCTAACAAGCTGTATATCTTTCCGGAGATGGCAAGTCTTACCTACACCATTGGTGAGGGCACGGGAGAGGTACATTTCATATTCCGTTCTGGTGCAACGGCAACAAGGGTAGTACATCCGACCGGTGTGAATATCGGTAGCTTTAGCGTGGATGCGAACAAGGTATATGAGGTGTCTATATTAGAGGGATTGCTAACGTCCCAGAATTGGAGTGTGAGCTGATGGAACGTAGAAGAACATTAGGAAGTGAGGTGGAAAGTGCGATGAGTGAAGAATATGAGCTTGTCGGTACTGCAAGCATAACGGAAGAAACGGCTACTGTAGAAATACAGTTGAGTAAACCTTGCACAGATTTATATTTGTTTTGTGAGAATTTAAAAGCAACGGCTAATTCGCAATTGCTTATTACGATCGCAACTAACAATCAACTCAATGGAATGAACGGTGAATTATCCACAAATGCACAAAACACTATTCAGCACATAAAGAAAGTTGGAAAAACATGGATAAGAACTGGAAATAATCACGGGACATATGGACTTAATACTGCGGCAGCACAGATGTATAGAATGGCAACAATGCCGAATAAATGGTTCCCAGAAAGTATTACTAGAATAACATTAAGTACTTTGTATGATAGCCATAAGTTTACATCTGGCACAATAGAAATCTACGGGAGGTAAGTTGACATGAATCTTAAATTAACACAAAATCTTGTCAGTCAGTCAGTCAGTCAGTCAGTCAGTCAGTCAGTCAGTCAGAGCTTAGCTGATTCTAAATCCTGTGTCAAGAATGCCGTGGAGATATGTTAAGACGGCGAATGATGGCAAAGGCACAGGAGGTAGAAGAGATGAAAGAGTGGCGATTAATAGCAAAAAGAACAATATCGGAAGAAACGAGCCGTATTGATATAACTACAGATGATGATGGAAAACCATTTTCGTGCAGTGAATTAATGATAGCAGTGAATTTGAAAGCAGATAAAGATGGAGTATTCCCTACATACCTATTAAATGGGAAATGGACTTCTTCATATCCATACATTGCTGGAAAGAAACTTTCAGCTTCTTGGTTTGATAATTATGTAATAAAAGCTTGTATTACATCTGGAATACAAATGCAAGAGTACATACCGAATAATATTTCCAAATGGACTACGGCTATTGAGACCGCTATAACATCTTATTCTATCGTTGCACAAAATGGAAATTTCGCATCTGGAACAGTCTATATTATTGGTAGATAAGGAGTTGATACAAAAATGAACAATGCTAAAATGCTGACAGCACAGCACAGCACAGCACAGCACAGCACAGCACAGCACAGCACAGCACAGCACAGCACAGCACAGCACAGCTTAAGGCGTAGGTTGCTTAATACACAAGAAGAAACAAGCGAATGGCTCTATGAAGCTTACCTAACTAATAGTGGAGGGTGGTACGGCAAGCGGTGTCCGGCTATTGTATTCAGTGTAAAACGAGGAGAACAGTATTATATCGAATGGAGCAATGTTAGGACGACAAGCAAATATTTCTACGATATGCGTAAATGTGGCGGCTCGTATATGTTATACGGAACTAAAACAGGAGATGTAGAATTACCAGTAGCAACAGGAAGCTTAGAAATAACTATTCCTGCCGATGGAACATTGTATGTCGGGGTTGGAAGTAATAGTAACCTAAAACACGGAGAAATCAACGCACCATGCTTTGATGGAGATTGGATAAAAGTTAGAAAGGAGTGATAACAAATGTACGCAAAATTAGAAAACGGCTATCTTAGAAGTGCACCAAAAACCATAGTGTTAGACGGTCGCACTATCAATAATCCATTACCGGAAGAGTTAGAGCAGATAGGCTACAAGCCTGTAGTGTACACAGATATGCCTACTGGGGTAACAGATGGCAAGCACTGGGAATCCAGTTGGAAAGAGGGAGAGAATGCGATTAGGCAGGTGTGGACACTTGTGGATGACCCAGTTTATCCAGAGCCGGAGCTTAGCGCAGAGGATGCCTTGAATATCATAATGGGGGTGGTACAGTGACAAGAGAACAAGCAGAGCAGTTGCGGAAGCTGTTGGAAAACCAGACAGCCAACATGACCGATGAACAGATATTGAAGTATCCAGACTTTGTAGAGAAGTGGGAAGCCGGGAAAACTTATGCAGTTGGTAAGAGATTGGAGTACAATGGCACCATTTACAAGGTGTTGACCGCTCACACCAGTCAGGCAGATTGGATACCACCGGATGCACCATCTTTATTCGCCAAGGTACTTATCCCAGACAGTAATGTTATACCGGAGTGGGAACAACCAGGCAGCACGAATCCATATGCCAAGGGCGACAAGGTTACGCACAACGGCAAGACATGGCAGAGCACCACGGATAACAACGTCTGGGAGCCGGGTGTGTATGGATGGGAAGAGGTGTAGAATGTATGGAAATCAGAGCAAGACCGTAAGGTCTTATTTTTATGCAATTTTATAATAAGAAGAAAGAAGTGAGGTATATGAAAATGGAACAGGCAAATTATATCAAAGCAATTTTCACGGCGGTATTCGCCTTTATATCGGCTCTCCTGGGTGTTCTGGCGGTGCCGGTAATATTATTGGTCACATGTAACCTGATAGACTACGCTACGGGTTTGATGGCGAGCAAATACAGGTCGCAGGATATTAATTCCTATAAGAGCATAAGAGGTATTTTTAAAAAAGTTTCTATGTGGCTTTTAGTGGTAGTAGGTGCAATAATTGACGAACTGTTGCTATATGCAGCCACAACGATCGGAAAGCCGGTGCCGGTTACATTCCTGATCGCATGCGTGGTGGCGATGTGGCTAATCTGTAATGAAATTATTTCAATTTTGGAAAATATACAGGACATGGGAGTAAATATTCCGGCTTTCCTGCAACCACTGGTTAAACATATTAGATCGCAGGTGGAAGAACAGATTAATATAGATAAGAAGGAAGATAAGAATTCGGAGGACGAGTGATCGTCCTCTTTTTAAAAGGAGGAAAAAAGCCTATGTATTTTAGCGAAGCCTTTAAATTAATGGAAAGTGGATTGAAAGTAAAACTGCCAAGCTGGGGCGGATATTGGTATTGGTCCAAAGAAAAGAAAACAATTATCATGCATACAAAAGATGGTATAGAAATGGATATCCGAGAGACACAGGTACCGGAGTATACGTTTAAGAATATTGCGAGTGACGATTGGATTGTTGCCGACGAAAAGAATTGTCCAGAACTCGGAGGCGAGAATACATTCTCGTTCGGAGAGGCAATCAAATATCTGAAGAGAGGTTTCAAGGTTGCTCGTAAAGGTTGGAATGGTAAAGGAATCTATCTGGAAATGTATTCGCCAGAAGTCAATCTTGAAACTATTGCAGAAGCAGTGCATAACGCATGGTGGGAAGAAAAGAAAAAACAGGGAGTTACAGATCACCCGGATATGATTCCGTATTCTGAACTAAGTGAAGAAGTGAAAGAATACGACAGAGTTACAGCAAGAACAACTATTGAAGCATTCAATTATATGACGCATTCGTTCATATATATCAACACTACTGGATTACAGACAGAAAATCCTTATGCGCCTAAAAATAAAGTGCCGTGGACACCGTCTCAGACAGATATGCTTGCGGAAGATTGGGTATTTGCAAATTAGAGATTTGTGCGACGTCGCACAGAAAGGAGTAATTATGGCACATTTATTTATTATAGCCGGACATGGAGCCGGTGACAGTGGAGCAGTTGGATACGGTTACACCGAAGCAGAGAGAGTCCGTGCACTTGCAAGACGAATCGTAGCATACGGAGGAAGTAATGTTACTCTTGGAGATACAAGCCGGAACTGGTACGCCGATAAAGGTATTAACTCATTCAATATTCCAAAAAGCTATCAGATTCTGGAACTGCATATGGACAGCGGAGTATCGATGGCAAAAGGTGGGCACGTAATCATTAAAGAAGGATACAATCCTGATCAGTACGATACGGCACTCGCCAACTTCATCGGAACATTCTTCCCTGGAAGAGCAAATAAGGTAGTAGGCAGAGCGCATCTTGCCAACGTCAATCGTGCAGCTGCAAAAGGTTACAGTTATCGTTTGCTGGAGAACGGATTTATTTCAAATCATGAAGATTTAAACAAATTCAATTCCCAGATTGACGATCTCGCAAGAGGAATCCTTAAAGCATTCGGGATCACATCTGCGGCACCGGTAGCATCAGCCAAGAAAACAGAACCTGTCGATGGAGAAATCAAGTCGGGTGGAGTATTCCAGAGCAAGACGGACAAGTTTGGTACAATCTCATATCAGGCTCACATGAGAGGTTTTGGATGGGGTAACTGGCAGTCCGATGGCTTAATGGTTGGTTCTACCGGTCAGAATCGTAGAATTGAAGCGCTTCATATTAAGCCGGTCGGAGAAACAGATGTTGTTGTCCATATGAAAGGAATCGGAAACAAAGAATACAAGAATATCACCAAAGACACTCTGATCGGAACCACCGGACAGAACAGAAGACTGGAAGCAATCCGGATCACAGGAAAGGAATCTTTCTACCTGTACAGAGTCCACCAGAAGAGTATTGGCTGGTCAGAATGGGCCAACAACGGAGAGTGGGCTGGTACGATCGGAAAAGGTCTGCAGATGGAAGCACTGCAGATCAAAAAATCCATGTTCTCCGTCGAACCGCACGTACAGAGCAAAGGATGGTTGTCACCAAAAGCCGCAGAGAAGGTGATCGGTATCACCGGCCATGCATTACGCCTGGAAGCGATCCGGATCAATCCGTATGGAAAGACTATTAAGGCAAAGGCTCACATCCAGAGCAAAGGATGGGTGGATTACGGCACGATCACCAAAGATACAATCATCGGTACTGTTGGAGAAAAGAAACGTATCGAATGCTTATGCTTTGAAGGCGACTTCGAATACCGTGTTCATATCCAGAGTTCCGGATGGACAGACTGGACAAGAGCCGATGGAGTAGCTACTCTTGGAACTGTAGGACAGGAACTTAGGATCGAGGCTATTCAATTCAGATAATATGTCTTGTACTAACTAGCTAACTCCGAAACCAGTCACAAGAGAAAGGTCGATTCCTTCGTTGGCAAAATATCCCTTTTCGATTGCCACATACATCGGAGCATAGAAGATGGAGTGTGCTACTTCATTTAATGTAACAGGAGTCAGTTCCTGTTTTTTAGTACTTGTGGATTTTGAAGTTTTTGCTGTTTTGTCTGATGCGGATTCCGATTTGTCAGCAGATGTACATGCAAAAAGTGAAGTGACAGATAGTGTAAGGAGTAAAAGAAGTGCAGTGATACGCTTTTTCATAAGATCCTCCCGGTGAAATATATTCTATGGTTTATAGTATATTCGGAAAGAAGAAAACGGTGATGGAAAATCGAGAAAATATATCAATAGACAGGATTTATTTCCCGCTATCGTAGAACCGGTAGCGAGAGAATTTACAGAGAAGTTTGTAAGTGTGCAGGAGAGATTCCATGCGACAGACCCGGATAAGCAGGCAAAACAGTTAGATGATTTCGCACAGCAGGGGATGGAGATGTTTGTGGAATATATGTATGAGCATTTCGAAGAGTTCAAACTTCTGGTAAATGGTTCCTATGGGACGAAGTTCCAGAACTTTGTAGAACATCTGGTGGATATCGAGACAGAATATACATATAAGTTCATGGAAGCGACCGGACTTCATTTTAAAGGAGGAAAGCCGGTTACGAAAAACTTCATGCACATTATGAATAAGGCATTATTTGAAAGCTTTTTCGAAGTGGTAAGGCACGATATGTCCAAAGAAGAGGCTGAAGAATATGTGGTCATGCTGGAAAAATATCACAGCGCCGGATGGGACATTATATACAAAGAAGGCTGTGAATCATAG